AAACCTCCTTGTTAGCCCGTGCCCCTTGAGACTTGATACCTCATAATCATCTAAGCCGTACCAGATGGCCGAGAAAGTATGTGGATCGATGTTGAACTCGTCTTCAATGACGTTTCCGTCTTTATCCACTGCGAAAGTCAAATCTTTCAGCTCCCTAATGACGTCAGGGCATTGATCGGAGCAGATAATCTTTTTGAACCGCTTCACCTTCTTGGTGTATTGCAGTCGTGAGCCTTGGAATTTCTTTGCGGCCTTCATACGGAACCCCTGTTGCCGGAAGAATCGAATTGTCTTAGGCTCCGCGCTATCAGCTTTGATCAGAACGCGTTTAAGGTCTTTCAGGTCTTCCGCTGTTTTGTCGTCTGTCGTGTCGTTTTTGTAATACTGCCAGTAGATATATAGAATCTTTTGATTGTGGTCGATCGCCATTCGAACTAAGGCGTTATATGAATCAACAAAACCAAAGTCCATACCGTTTTTTAAGATCGGCCTGTCGATTGCTCTGATCGCATTCATAACCTTTTCGTGCTCCATCACTTCGAACTGCGGCAGGACAAGCTTTCCGTTAACGCCAAAACGACCTTTCCGGGCAATGCGGTAAAGGTCTGGATCGTGGCTTTTCAGGTCTTCCAGCTGCTCGATGTAGCTTTCAGGCAAAAATAAATTATCATCAGCCGTTGAGTGATGATAATAGGTGTTGTTTTTTATGATCGTTTTCTTTTTGTAAAGCTCGTCGTCGTCAAGGACAAAAAACTGATTAGCTTCATCCTTAAAAAAAGTGCTTATACGACCAGTTCCCTTTGCTGACAGGGTTCGTGGACAGAATCATGTGTAATTTTAAAGTCGGATGCCGCAAGCGCCCCAGCAGCTCTTTAAATCCGTCATATTTGACTTCTGAGCACTCTTCAACCCATACAATTGATACATTATTGATCGATTTTAGTTTTGCCGGCTTGTCCATCCCTTTAAAAATGATCTTGCTGCCGTTTGGGAATCGTATTTGCATCGGTGAGCTGACACACCGGATTTTATGGTCAAGCCCTAAGTCTGTGATGATCTCTTCAAGCAGGGAAAAAGTCGAGTCTCTATGTGTGTCGTAGACCTCCCGGACGACTAACGCCGTCCTCTTTTCCTGTAGCAGCTTCAAAATCAGTTTGAGGGCTACATGATAGCTCTTAGATGACCCGTAACCGCCGACGAGAAAATAAAACTTCTGTGACCAATCAAAAAGAAAGTCCCTGAAACGGGGATTCACTTCTTTTTCCATCATCTTTCACCTTTATCCTTGATGATAATTTCAAATGTTGAGTCGTTTTCATCGTCGTTCAGTCGCTCGATTTCGGCTTTCGTCTTCTCGATGTTCAAGCGCATCTGATCAAGTTTAAGGCGCCTCTCGTCCTCTTCATGGGCTAATGCGTCGAATTGCTTTATCAGGCTCCGTAGCTCGCCCATAGCCCGAGATTGAGCATTCAGGAATGTTGCGTGACGGTCCCAGGCGAATTGTATTTCAAACTCTTCTTCAGCGGAGAAATCGGATTCTTTCGTTTTCTTTAACTCTTTTGCAAGATCGTCCTTATCCTGAACGAACATAATGCGCTGAGCCCGGATAATGGCCGCGTACTGGATCTGAATTTGATCCCATATCATATCGGCCGGGCTGCGCTCCTGAATCTCTTCCATGATCTCAAGTGTTTCCTCCGGGAGAAACTTGGAGAAAAAGCCGTGAGTCATTGCGTTCTGATTTCCCTTTGGTGCTGCGCCGCCTTTATTCCCCAAAGCGTTTATATTGCCGGGTGGCGCACCTACCTTTTTTGTGTGCACCCTTTTTTCAATGGGTGCACCCTTTTTTCTTTCCCAACCATGCCGCCTCTTCCATGACTTGATGGTGTTCACTGACACCCCGTACTTTTCGGCAAGGTCCTTGTATTTCATTCCTTTGACGTAATCTTTTTGTGCTTGAATGTGCTTTTCGGCCATCTACATTCACCCGCCGCCCCCTTCTGGTTTGTGTTTGATTTGGAACGATTACAATCTATTGTTATTCTGTTAGTTTCATAGCCTATCACCTTCACTACATTGAAATTTTTATATTAATTTACTAATGTATTTGTTATATTAGTAATACACCACCCGTGACAACGCACTCGTTGTGGGAATTTCCCTGACCGGGGGCCGGTCACTCCTGCCTAGTAAGCAAGGAAAGAGGTGGTGGCCACGATGAAGCTTACGCATAAAGATACGTCGATCGAAATAGATCCGGTGTTGATTTTAGTGTGTGTTAATTTTGTGGCTAGTCTGCTCCAATAGGGGCAGGCTTTTTATTATTCTATCTAAACCGAGCCCACACTCAGGGGCCTTCTTTAGCCGTCGATTGTATATCCTGAGATTCACTGGACCCGGTTTACAGGGAACAAAAAAAAGCACCCCGCAGGATGCTCTTGTTATTTAATCCAATCTTTAATCTCTTTAATAGTCTTATACGCCTTAGACCATGTTCCATTATCTTTCAAGTAGTTTTCGCCTTTCTCTGTCAGTTCAGGTCCTAATTTGTATAAATGAGGTCTATTATCTGAATAATGGACCCCAATTATATACCCTTCGCGTTTTAAAAAGTTCACAGCATCATCAAATTGATCTTCAGTAACTCCAATATCGTTTTCTGACAAAGGGGTATTACCATCAAAAATTTCTTTTAAGATTGCATACCTTAATTTATCCTTATTCATATTTTCTCCTTTCAGCTTTTAGATCTGTCTTTCTCTTTTCTCTCTTTGATTTGTTCAAATAGTTTCATAATAGAAATTGCTTGATTTCTATGTTTTCTTTCTACCGCAATTATCCAAACAATAGCAGCAATTGTACCAGCAGCAAAAGCTAAAGCCCCCCAATGTTTTTCATAAAAATTAAAGAACATGGTGAGATATGCTGCAAATAAAGGGATAAAGGCAGGAACATATTTTGAATGATCATGGATAATATCTATATGAGAAAATCTCGATATAGCAAATTCTAAACATTCAATATCCAACTTATAAAGAAGAGATTGGAACCTTTTGTAGTCTTTCTTATCGTGACCAATTCGAGTTTTTTCAAAAAAGAAAGCGAGTAGCTCCTTTTTGTGATAAGTATAAATAGCATTTTCCAGTTCTTCTAAGTCCTCATTATTCTTCTTTTTATTATTTTTCTTTTTGCTCATTTTACAATTCACTCCCATTTTTAATATCGGGAATGACATGTTATGATTAACAATTCGCAAAATTTGTCGAACGAAACTGTTGAATAAATCCATAATTAATGCTGCTGTTTTATCATCCGATTCACAATGTAAGACCTCACAGTTGAGTTGATCCTCGCTTACCGTTGGGAGGTTTTACTCATTGTATGAAATTGGTGGTGACGCAGGAATAATCCGCCTCCCCGTCCTGCCTTCCATTTTACACTACGGATTTTTCAGGATTCAACAACTGCACAATGCGGCAATTTTGACACAACTGGTTGATGATTTCGTCTTTCATTCGCCTTACGGTTTCCCGCGATATATCGAGATGAAGTCCAATAGCTCGATAGCTCATGCCTTCCATCATGCAATCATAAATGACCCGGTGCCGTTCGCCTTTGATTGTCCTAGCTGCCGCCTCAATGGCATATACACGTTCCTCGAAATATTGCAGACGTTTGAAGAGCCGTTCTTCTCTCATATCCATTTCTTTCAGTTCTGCCTGGCTCTTCCCTGGACTTCCTTTTGGCATAGCAGCCTCCAATCCGTAGCGAGCAACGCCCCAGCTTCTCATAGGAATCTCAGAACCGTAAAGAACCCTCTGCAATCTCTGAACCTCTTTTACCATCCAATAATAGCTACTGATTAAGTTTTCAATTTCTTTTTTATTCATATTGATCATCCCGCCTTAAATCTTGAAAATGTCGTCCCATTTATTTGCTTTAAATACCTCAACATATTTTGATTTGGAAATTTCCATCAAGCTAGCTTTTAAAACTTCACTACAGAATTTTTTCGCTTCTTCAAATGAATCTTCATATAAACAAAATGCAGCGACAACTTCCCCGTTTTTATAAGCTACCCCAAATTTTTTCATACTTTTTATCCTCCTCATCTTTGTCTGAATGCTCCGCCTTTGGCTCTTTTATAGATGGGCCTGTTTGTATCCATTAGGTTCCTTAAATCCCGTTCGGAGAGCTTCTCCGGCTTTTCCCTCTGATTCTTTTTGATTTTTTTCATGTCGTTTCTTCCCCCCTTATTCATTGACTACACTTAGGCCGGGACCGGGAGAAAAACAAAAAACGGACACCAAACAAACAGCGTAAATGCTGTAAGTTCAGTGTCCGCAGGCATTCCATCTAGGACGTTTATTTTGTTTTCATTTGCTTTTATATTACCATAAAATTATGTTTTAAGGCTAGCCTGGACGGCGTTTTTTTCATCCTATTCTCCTTCCCGGCTCCCGCCGCTATTTATTTGTGATTGGACTTGTATAAATCCAATTCCTTACTGCTTTTTGATGCTCAGTGAAACCTTGTTCGCATTCTTTTGAACACAATGACAAAGGCTCATTAGAAGTAGATTTTTCCGGCTTGTATTCACCATGACAAAAAATACACTTTTCCATTTCCTCACCTTCCCGGCCGATTAATGATAAGAGGGCCGCAACCCTCGATTATTTTTTACCTACTAATGCCGCGGATTAAGGTATCTCGCTTTTTCCAACAGCCTTTTACTTCGTCGTAACTTTCTTCGACAGTAATTTCTGTTTGATTTTTATAAACGACCTTGCAATTCTCGTCATCTCTCCAAAAGGACGATATTTCGTCGACATTCTCCAAATATTTTTCACCATCAAACGTCAATTCGATAAATTGCATTTTACATTTCCCCTTCCTTTTCAGACGCTTGCTCCGCCAGATGCAGGAGCGCTGTGGAAGCTATCGGCACCGCCACTAACAACATATTGATAAGGCGCCTGACGTCTCCCAACATAAACATGTCAAAGTAAAGCAAAAGCCCGCTACCACATAAGAGAAAGAAGATTGTTTTCAGTAAGAAGCTTTGAACCAATACCATGAAAACCACGCTTAGTGTAATGCCAATAATGAGCGAATATTCCCCTATCTCCGGCCTATATATCCACAAATAACCGTTCCAAAAGCCGCCACCGAGTAAAATCAAAACCCCTTTTATAATGTTCAGACCTTTAATTTCCATCACTCCGCATCTGTAACTTACACCATTACAATTCATTTAATATAAATCTGTTTGGATTCGAAAGTGCCGATGTATTTGTTCTTGGCTGGGTCCGTGTAACAGTCTAGCTGGATGACATAAGTCCCTTTTCCGGTACGTTTCCGGATCTCACTAACACTGAAAGATTTTAAAGGAGTTGAATGTTTGAAATATCCGCGCTGCACCAAGTTCGTATCAGTCAAACCGCCGCCCGAACGTTTTTTATAGACGCCCGCCGTATAATAAAGCGTTCCTGATCCTTTCTTTTCAGCCCGCCAATCAACTGTTTTTGCCCCTGAATAGTAATTGGTATCGTCTGTGAAAACCCGTGCTGCATGGCCGAATAACTCCGTTTGCCACGGCGACCAAACAGCCGCCGCAGATTGAGAGAATAAAAGTGTTCCAGAAAGCAAGAGTGACAGAATAACATTGGATTTGAATAGTTTTTTCATTGGTTGTTCTCCCTCAAGTTTTTGTATCAAAGCACCAGGAACGCAACAACAAGGCTGATCATCGATGCCAAGCATACCGCCGTCAAATTCCCGCTCATTTTTTCGTTCTGCTTCTCCCCCAGGACTCCGATAAACGATAACAGCATCATGAGCAGCAGGATGATTTCAAAAGCTATAATCATGCTAGTTTTCCTCCACTATCACAACGGCATTGTTGATCATGATTCGCTTGCCGTTCAGATCGAATTTGACTTTATTTCCATAGTCGTTGATCTCAACATCAAATTTGCCTTTGTAAGTTTTGATCTTATTCCCGCTCTGGTCGTAGACGATTGCCGTCCGCTCTAATCCGTTATGTGATGAGTCAATATCTTTCACCATTCTGTCCCATGACTCACAGCCAGTTATAACTGCGATAATTAGTAAAACGACTATAGTTGTAATGAATTTTTTCATATTAGTTCCCCTTCCGGCCTGCGGCCGTTTTTTATTGCTCACAAAATTCTTCTTCTGCGCTCATGGGCTGCCCACAGACGGGGCAGCAGGCATTCGGGCGCACCATTGTATCTAACTCGGTGTAATCACACTCACGGCAGCTGTATTCGATCACAGACACCGCCTCCTTAATTTGCCTTTCTCTTAAATTTGGTCATATGTTCATTTACACATAATTCAGGGAGATTCGCTCTGACAAGATGCTCCGCAAACGGTGGAGGAACAGCATTTCCGCACCGCTCGACCTGTTTCGCTTTTGAATACTTCACCCCGTTTATGTCTCTATCAATCACGTAATCACTCGGGAATCCTTGGGCCGCAAACAATTCATGAGGCTGAAGCATTCGCATGCCTATGTCTGCGATTTGATAGTTTTCACCTTTTATTGTGACCAATCCAAAACGATCCTTTGTTGTGACTGTATGAAGGGGATTGTCCAATGATTGCCCGATATCCGATCCGTAATATTTTGTTAGGAAGGCCCTAACTTCTCCTACATGTAGCCCGCCCGCCGTAATCGTTGGCATAGGATTTGTAACAGGCTGACCGTCTTTGCAAGTGCCGCGAAGTTTAATCAGGTGGCTTGTAGCAATGGCGAATTTATTTCCGCCCGCCGTGATAGTTCCAAGAGGCTTTTTAAAATCCAGCACCCGCCGGCCTTCAGGATCGCCGTAGCCCATTTGAATAAGTGAATTACCGCGATCTCCCACCACGAAAGGCTTTTTGCTTTCTATGACAAACCGCTGAATACCGCGGGCGATTCGCCGCAACGTATTGTCTGATAATGGCTTTTTTCTGTTAAAAATGGATGGCGTTTCGAGTGACCAGTCCATAATCTCGGAGGCAGTCCGCCAAGGCCTGAGTTTTCCGGATTTCACCGCTATGCTTTTTGGATCGCCGTGTGTTGGCTCAGGCCATATGATCGGCTGGCCATCCCGCCGAGCGATTAAGAACAGCCTTTTTCGTATTGTCGGGGCGCCGTAATCACACGCCTTCAGCTCTCTCCATTCCACTTTGTATCCATGTCTGTTTAACGCCCTGACAAAAGACCGGAACGTATATCCCTTTTTGTCTGGGTCCGGTCTCCCGTCCTTCGTAAGAGGCCCCCACGTCTGAAATTCTTCGACGTTTTCAAGAATGATTACCCGCGGACTTACCGTGGCTGCCCACCTGACCGCTACCCATGCAAGCCCCCGTATGCTCTTCTCGACGGGTTTGCCTCCCTTGGCCTTTGAAAAATGCTTGCAGTCCGGGGAGAACCAGGCTAAACCAATCGGCCGGCCTTTGGCTACTTCCCTTGGGTCTACTTCCCAAACAGACTCACAATAATGTTCAGTATCCGGGTGGTTTACCTGATGCATGGCAACGGCCGCCGGATCATGGTTAATCGCAATATCCACGGATAGCCCAGTAGCCAGTTCAATTCCGGTACTGGCACCGCCGCCTCCCGCGAAGTTATCAACTATGATTTCTCTAAATAAACTAAGCTGCTTCACCGGTCATCCCCCTATCATTTGTGGCAGGATCACGATTGCCACAAACAGGCCAGCAACCCCAAGCGCAGGCAGCAGAAAGGATTGTTTCGGAGCATAAACGACGTTGCCCTTAATCGCGAGTCCATCAGTCCTTTCAACGATAGATTTCACGTATTCCGGAGGTATCCCGTACTTATCAGCCAGCTCGTCAATCGTCATCATATTGTCCCGCTGTGCCTTGATTGTGTGAAGAAAAGTAGATTGTAAAAGTTCCATCCTGTTCCTCCCCCGCAGGGAAAGCCCCTGCATTTATTCGGCTTTATAGCCTAATTCATGATCTACACGCTTAAAACTACCGTCTATCGTTTGAATAATTGATTTACCATGCTCCGGGGCATCCATGATGTGCGCCGTGCCGTTTTTCCCATCTAACACAATGACACGGACTTTCCCCGACTCAATAGATTTTGTGAAGCTTAAATCATCGTTTAAATTTATTCGCTCTGGTTTGTACACTAGGCAGCCCCCTTGTGCTATGATAGAAGTACCAGTTCATATCAGGGCACTGAGGCCTCGCGCTTCGGTGCTTTTTTAATACTGTTCAGGCTGCCATTTTTCCATTGTGAAAGCCGGTGACGGTTTCAGATGTTCCCGGTAGACAATTGGATGCTTTTTTATGTATACCGCCAGCTCCTCGGGTGTCATTTGCCATTTATGAACCGGTCCGGGCTTATATGGGTTATTGTTTTCTTTTTGCATCGTAACTACCTCCTGAATTGATTTTCGGTATTTCAGAGCCGCCGAGCTTCTTGCAATCCGCTCCCATGCGACTAGCGCACCTCTTAAACTTGGAACAACGCATCATGCAGACCATAATTCTATCTTCCTCGCGAATCCACAACGGCCGATCGTCGGCGATAATTACGTTTTGCAGTGGATTTCTCCGCCTTTCCTTTGATCTTTTTCAGCTTGTCTATTTCTATAAAGCCAAACGAATCATCATGGGCTAAGACTTTTAGAGGCATGTCATATCGTCGTTCATACAGTTTGCGCTTGATTTTGAAGCCCTCTGTCTCAACGCCTTTAATTTCGATAATCTCGGTGCTGCCGTCCAAGTTATGGACCTCAAAATCTGCGACATACTCAATCTTCCGAAAAGTTTTTCCGTTCTTTTTGAAAGTTTCTTGCAGAAGGAACCTCGGCTGAAGCTTAAAGTCTTTGATCTGCTTCGCCTGCTTGAGCCATTTAAGCTGCAAGTAATACTGGGCTTCGGCTTTACTGTCGAATTTGATACCGTCAACGTATGTTTTCTTGGCGTTGAATTTATTGGCTTTCATTTCTTACCTCCATATCCTCAGCTTTGACAAAGTAGAAGCCAGTTAAATTTTTAGCGACAAGATAAAACGGTTCGCAAACTGTGTCAATTATCATTTGTCCTTTTTCAGGCTCTACATCGACAACTGTGAATCCAACATCACTGCCTCCATAAACAAGTTCATCTAACCATCCATATTCCCACATTCTTTCCACCGCTCTCCGACGCTTACCGCAGACAATCCCATCAAAGCGCATTTCCACTCTCTTCAAAACTTGTTGATTTATTATTTCAGTGGTATCAATATCTTGAAGTAGCTCGTGAAAATTAATAGAGCTATCTGGATGCTTTTTGTATATCGCTTTGACTGTTACCTTATCGCCCAATTTTATCTCCTTACCTCCCGTCATCCTCAATCCATTGTTCAATCTGTTTTTCTCTGTATCCGGCGAGCAGCAGGATCGACAGCAGAGCCGGCACCGCTCTAAGCACTTTGAATCATCTCCATTTGCTTGATCTTTTCTTCAAGCAGCCGGATAACCGGTGTCAGATCCTGCCCTTTCCCCTGCTGCTTTGATGAAACCTCATATACTCCTGGCATCAACTGTTTGACTTGAACGACTTTCATTTTTGATCTCCTAATCTATGATTTAATTTCATCCTGTCGCCTTTGATGATCACCGTATAATCCCGGCACATCTGGTGAATACGGGAGCCGAGCGCTTCATCAATATCCAGCAGCTCGTCCGTTATAAGCTCTGAAGAGACCAGCAAAGGCAAATGATTCAAGTAACGATAATTCACAACTGACTGAATTTGTTCGACCTGCCATTCCGTAGCCCGTGGCTCTCCCCTTGCAGGCTTGAATAGGTCATCGATGAAAAGCACTTCAACTTTTCGCATCGCATCAAGCTTGGTTTCCAATTGATCAAAGTCCTTTTTCAGATCCCCCATGCCTTCTACATACGGGAAATACAAACAGTGGACGGACTTCTTCTTGATGAGATTATTCATAATGGCTGTAAGCAGATGAGTTTTGCCGCTGCCGGGCTGCCCGAGTAGTGCAATGCTGTTTGAACGGTTCCCCCGGATTTTTTCAAAATCCTTGAAGTATTCCACAGCGCAATCATAGGCTTCCTTGATCAGCTCTGGTTTCCCCTCTGTTTTAAAATTGCCGAAAACAAGGTTTTCAAATTCCTCTGTAATGCCGCTCGCTGCCATGATGCGGGCTATCTTCTTTCGCTGGACGCAATCGCATTGTTTAGAGTATGCTGTCTTCCATTCTCGCGCAGTCTCTGGTGTGCACACCCTCCCGGCAAGGTAATCCTCCTCACGGACCATTTGATCAGTCGAAAGGCTATCAAACGTCTTTCCTTCTTTTTTTAGTTCAAGTTCAGTGTCTTTATGAATTCGGTAAACTATGATGCCTTTGTCCTTGCATTCTGCACAACTATATTCAGCCTTTTCTGCGGAGACGGCCGGTGCCGAATAGTGGGCTGACTTTTCCCGAAGGCTCTGCATCATTTTTTGGAATGCCGTGTCTATACTGACCGTTTTTGTTACCTGCTTTTTTTGCTGGATAGCCATTTCCCCACTCCTTACTTTTAAGTTCATTTGATTGTAGGATGCGCTGGACATAAGCCATATTGCGGGCATTTCGCTTAACAGCCTCTTTCATTGCATCAAGCACCTTTTCCTCGCCGTAATCGTCTATCAGTCCTTTAAGCATGTCCGCTAAAAATGAAGATAGTAAGCCGAACCCTTCATCCTCAAAAAATTGAAATGGGTTTGTCTGCATGTCTTTGTCGTCCCCCTTTTCTTCTGTTAGTGCTGGCGCCGAGGCTTTTTTCTTGTTGTAATTACCAAGTTGTATGAGATCGGTGTAATTGACCACCGTTACAATGAAACCGCGTTTCTGAGGCAACCGATCCAACTTTAAATATCCTTGTTTAACCATCCGATCCAAGGAATATTTGATCTGATCCGATGACCAATTGAAACGTTTTGCAAGATCAGCCAGCTTGATGATCGTCTGACCGGGATCTAATTCCCTACCAAGCCGATACTCCGCCTTTTTAAACAAATAATCGTAAATTGTTTCATCGCGTCCATCTTTAAAGGGTAGCCGGGGCAGGATTACATACCCCAAACCTTGCATATCGATCCTGCTCACCTACTTCCTTTCACAAAGTGCTGTCATTCCACTGATGCGCACTAGGCGTAAACCCGGTTCGCTTGTCTTCAAATAGCTCTCAACATAAGCACGGAACAGCTTTGCGCGATTCGGTGCCCCTTCTGACATCCACTTGTAGCAGAAGGGGATCGGAACCTTAATCAAATGGGAGGTCATCGTCGCTCATATCTACAGGCTTGCCGTCAAAAGGATCGGTATCCTGTAGATTCGTTTTTTCTTCTTGGTCCTGCTCAAGGTTATAGTCGATGATTTCGGGGCCGTCCGCCTCTTCTGTGATGTCTATTCTTTCCCTCGGCGTCTCGTCTTCGACAACTGCCTTTTGCATTTCAACAGAGAGAATCCCCCACTTGCTAAGAATGGCTTTCAGAACGGTTTTGAGGGCCATTGCGTCCCAATCCTTTCCCCACCCGAAATCCGACTTACTGAATTTCTTTTTGTGCTTCTCGACTTGTGCTTTTGTCCAATAGACGGTTTTCCGAAAGCCGTTTAATAGTTCGAAATAAGCAGCGTAACCGATCACAGCATCAGACTGGCGCTTTTCAAAATCAATCTCGATTTCTTCGGTTAACGGATTCCATTTTTGCAATTCCCCTTCGTGAACCGGTATGCAATTGATGTATTTATACTGCCCTGTCCTCAATGCAAGCTGGATATAACCTTTGTACCCAAGCTGAAACTGTGCTTTTCCTCCATACGGTACAATCCAGGCATAGCCTAAATTTTTATCTACAGGAAGATCAAGCGTGGCAGCCACCATTGCCGCAGAAATAATACTCATGGGTTCTGCCTTCTGAAGAGTATTTTCACTGTTGTACAGGCTCAGAATGGATGCTGTGAACTGTGTTGCTCTTTTTCCTAAGACTTCCTCAAAACGTTTGATAACTGATGGGGATTTAAGAAGCCCCTTCATCGTCGCCCCTTGCTGTTGTATCGGGGAGTTATTTTGTTTCGCCTGAATATTATTTTTAATTGATTGAGTTGTTGCCATATCAGCCAACCTCCTTAATTCCAAAACGTCTGGAATGTGTTTCCTTTGTGACTTTTTCATAAATGTCAGGGAACTGCGTTTTCAATTTTTCGGTGTCAACTCTTTTAGAGGCGACATGTTTCCAGCTTGTTTGGTAGTTACCGATAAATCCGTATTCGGCATCTTTCATCTCAAATTTGATCTGATTTTCAAGTTCCTTCGCTTGCGTCTGCAATTCTGAAATTTGCTCTTTTAGCTGCAAATACTGTTTAATGCGCTCGCGATTCGTGGCAGGAAGATCAATCACTTTATTACTTTCTGTTTCGGCGTACCGCTTTTTTAGAAATTCCTCTGCCGCGCTCGAACCGTCCAGCGGCGGAGCCTGTCCACCTAACACTCTGTCATTCCAAAATTCAATTTCAGCAGCAAAGATCATTTGAATAAGCTCTTCGTCACGCCCTATCTCTTTCCAAACGAACTTGTTCCCTCCTATCAAAACTGCGAAATACGCCTTGCGATACTCGGGGCCAAGGACACCAAGATAATGCTGAACCTGAACGATATAGTTCGCTGGAATCTCGTCGTCTTCCCATTCCTTCATGTTGTATGCTGATGTTGTTTTGCACTCAAGAATAGCTTTTTCCCCAACGATCATCCGGTCAAGGTTAGCAATAATAAATTCATGGTCAGGATGCTTCAACATCTGATTTTTGCGACGCACTTTTTTTCCTGAACGAAGCTCAAACTCTTTTGCTACCACATCCTCTAAAATGGTCCCGAAATATGCTGCCTCGCTCTGAGATTCTTCCGGCATGACTTGTCCTGTCTTTTCTAACCACAATTCAAACGGTGTTTTCCACTTGCTCAATCCTAGTACAACGGCAGCATCCGACCCGCCGATACCCTTTTGTCTTATTGAAAGCCATTCCTCCCGCGACATATTGGCCGTAGATGAAAGGACTTCGGCTTGCATCAGACGATCCCCACCTTTCTTTTATGAGCTTCTGCCCCGAGCCGTTGCCATTCCCGGTACTTATCCATTGAAGGGAAACTGAAAACCGTCCTGCCCTGTTTATCGATTACAATAGACCCGCCGACCTTATAAAGCCTTTGCTGATCTTCACGTCTGTTGCTGAATGGTGCTGTAATTGCCTTTGCCATATTTCAAACCTCCATTGTCTTTTATGGGGCGATTTGGTATAATTAGATAAATGATTCTTTACTAATCGTCCGGAGTCCACTCTGCCAAGTGGGCTCTTTTTTATTCCTCATCATCTTCCTGCTCTTCCTCGTCCTCATGCCGCAAATACTCTTTTGGATATCCGTAACGATTAATTTCCGTGATCATTGGGTGTTCGATATTCACTGGAATGCCCTCCCTATTACAGTTACGCTAACTTCGCGCTGTCGCATTTTTAAAGCTGCTTCATACAATCGTGCTTTGTTTGCCATTCTGCTTAAATCCTCAGCTAAAACCTTGATGGTTCCCGCCATACTAATGGCCTCATCAAAATCACCATCTTGTAATGCTTCTGAAAGCATGTCCGACAAATCTTCCACTGATTCCATTTTTCTTTTTGCCGCCTCAATATCTGTTTTGAGGAAATGATTGATTTTCACGTTATACCGCCTGCCTTTCTTCATTTCTTGCCATTGCCACGTGATCAACTATTGCCTTTCGAGTCCATCTATCGGCCAGTTCTTTAATATTCAGACCGTGATTCCGGGCCAATGAATAAATCAGCGTTTTATTTGCAGGGATAAGATCGAAAATTTGTTTAATCTCATTCATTGGTAATTCCACCGATCGACCGGGCCGGTCCCGGGCTATCCATTGCGCCAAATGCCTCGTTGCTTGTAGAGCTTCTTCTAACTGATGAATCATGTTGAGTACCGCTGTGCTGGCACTTTTGTTTAATGCCGGATCGATTGGGGCCGCCGCTGTCGGGTGAAGCCGGAAAAGATAATGTACAAGATCAATATGTTCATAGGCTCCGCATGCTTCAAACCATTTGATACACAGTTCCGGAGTAAGTCTAATCAGGTCGTTTTCAACGTCTGAAACATACCTTTGATCTTTCCCACCTATCAAATTTCCGAGCTGATACTGTGCGAAGCCCGCCCTTTTTCTTACCTCCTTCATCAGTTTGGGTAAATTCCGCCTATTGTACGGGTTGTTCGTCATTTGTTCGCCTCCTGATCTACAGTCTTTCTATTGGTAAAATTTATTAATGAGGGTACTCGTTAGGTTTATGAAACCTTTCGAGGAACCCAATTTTCTATATACTTGATCGCGGTTAACAGCTCTCTGCGCTTCAAATCTTTATAGCTTGAAACCCCAAACCTGTCTTTAATTTCACGGTACAATTCCTTGAAAAGCCTGGCCGCTTGTTTTTTGTCATCCGTGAATTGATAGACTCGACGAGCTACGCCCTTTTGAAGCCGGCGCTGTTCTCCGTGGTCGAGTGTGATTTGCTCGTCCACTTTTTCATTAAGTTCGAGGAGCTTGTTTTCATGCTTGTTTATAGCTTTTTGCATTTCGTCCTGACGTTGTGATGTTTCTATTAAGAGTTTGAGAGATTCGATGCGTTGTTCTCTTTCTGACAGAACTTTTGGGCCTCCGTATTGGCCTGTTTTTCTGATTGCTGGAATGACTTCGATTGCCAGCCAGTCCTGAAACTGTTCAGCAACTTCGTTCGAGGCTTTGAAAGCCAACTTGTAAACCAGTGGTTCGGGGATGAAATCGCCTTTCCCAACATCTTGGGAAAGATATTTGTTTATATATCTGTTGACTGTTTCCCACCTGATGTACTCTTTGTTATTTTTGATTTGTTTGAAGCCTAGACTTTTTGCGACATGCTCGGCATCGAATAAAATTTGATCATTTTCAATTTTTGCAGCGACTTCAAAGAGTTCATTTTTGAATGTTTGTAATTGATTCACGCTGTAACCTCCTTAAGGATTGCTTCTTCCTGAGCCGTGATCCATTTTTCAATTGCTTCCATGCGGAAGAAGATTCTTTTTCTTACCCTGAAATGCGGAATTTCTTTGGCGCGAACCATTCTGTATATGGTTTTGCTTGTCACGCCTAAAAATTCAGCAGCCTGATCTACAGTCATGGTTTCAGCAGACATGTTTTTAACCTCCTATGCTGTGGTTTGTAATCTATCAACCTTTCTCATGTGGTAAAATCTTCTTAGAAAGGTGGTGATAACTATGTCAGATTTTCCAGATGGAAGTATATTGTTAGAGACTATGTCAGGCAAATGGTTCAGATTTGCCAATAATGAAACAGGTACTATGTTAATTGATTTACCAAACAAAATTATTCTTGGCATTCACGTTTCATCTCAAATGGTTGGAATTTATGTTCCTGATGAAAATAATGTTTATCACCTTGCTGGTGATCTTTCGTTCAAAAATGAGGACGGACAGACGAAAGTTCACTTATTCAGTACTGCTCTTAAACAAATTCAGCTAGACACTAAAGGTGGAACGATTGAAAATACGTTTCATGATATTACTTCCTTATTTGCTGAACTTGATATATCACGAAAAGATGATTGGAAAAAACGTCGAAAGATGGATGAGTTATTTTAATATTTAACTCTCACAAAACGCCTGTTAGGGAAAAACTGCTTTAGTTGTGAGTAGGGTATCAACCTATTCCCACAAACTCCACAGAAGTTTAATTTCCCACTCCATGACCGTCCGCAATTGGTACATGCATTGTCTGTCTCGAGTGCCGTCGTTACTGCGGCGGCCTCACTGTCGTGTACTTTAATAGTCAATATGTTCAACCTCCTATGCAGTGTGCGATTTTCGCGTCGTTTCGACGACATTATCATCAAAAAAAATTGTCCAACTGAAGTCAAGCTCATTTGCAATTCTTTTAGCTACCTGGACCGAAGGATTTCTTTTGCCTAACTCAATATTGGCATAGGCTCCACGTGAGATCCCAGCTTTTTTGGCTATCGTTTCTTGACTACGTTTGCCACGGTGTTCGATCAGCCATTTTCTCATGTCTTTTCACTCCCTTATTGCGTCGTATCGAATCACTTGTCTATTATGATATCGTCGTTTAGAAACAATGTCAACATTTTTCTCGTCGATTTGACGCAAAAATTTGTTTGTTTCATATTGACACGCTATAATTGATCATTAAAGAGGTGTGTCCGATGTTTAATAAAAAACTTATTGCTCTCCGAAAATCAAAAAAATTAACGCAAGAAGAAATGGCATTAAAAATAGGTGTTCACAGAGGAACATATGCTAACTATGAAAGAGGACACCGCCAACCCGATTACGAAACACTTAAAAAGATCGCAGACTTCTTTGAAGTTACAACTGATTATTTATTAGATCGTTCTGAAAAAGAATCAGTCGTCAAAGAAGAGAAATCTTCATACATTTTTGGTGACCCTGACTTGCAAATTGCATTTAGAGAAGCTTCTGATTTCTCCGAAGAAGCAAAACAGCAGGCCATTGATTTTATAAAGTACCTTAAGGAAAAAGAAAAAAAACGAAACAAAACTAATTAATAATGATGTAATAAAATGATGTAATAATTGGATTCAAATATATTTGTTTATTATGTTTAAATTCTGTTTACTAATAAGATCCGGATTCTCTTCTGAACTGGATCGGAATTCTCATCCGGAAAGTTAAATTTTACAAGCCGATAACCCTTATGTACCAAGGGTTTGAGCAATTGCTCTCATCGGGATTCTCTTCTGGATTGGATCGGGATTCTCTTCCGAAAAAATTGGGTTTAAATTCGAGTTTTTAAACTCGATTACATAAAGAAATCATTATTTAAAGGGGTATGCAAATTGACTTTCTTATCGAATGGAGAAGTTTATAATTGTCAATCTAAAAAACGCATGAAGCCATCTAAAAAATTCATCAAAAACTTTGAGGCAATCAAAAATGTACTCGATGGAAAAAACGAGGAAATACTCGAAGCAGTTGGCGGAAACCTTAAACATCCTGAGACTCCAAGCCTGCCTTATGGGCTTTTAATTCTCACGGAAAACCTGGTTTATTTTGGTTTCTTAAAAAAGAAAGAATTAATTTTAAAGGAATGGACTTTTGATTCTATTACTAAGGTCAAAACGGGCGGAAATATGATTTTAGGATATAAATTAGATATTAAAACATTTGATGAAGAATTCACCCTGAGTAATATCATTGAAGGAGATCTACAGGCATTCGTTAAGCAAGTAGAATCAAAAATTGACGGTAACGAGGAAAAATACCTCAACCAACAAGAGAACCTAAAGAAAGACATAAAAGAATACTATTTTAAATCTAATAAAACGACGGTAACTCTTGATGGGGATTATGTTAGAGTAGCTCGGAAAGGCGTTATCAATGCAATAAATCGTGGTTTTAGTGGGGAAAAGTCTTATAGAATAAGTGATTTGTCAGGAGTGCAAATTAAAAAGCCAGGATTAGTAACATCGGGTTATTTTCAATTCTTGACCCCCGCAGCAAATGAAACTAAAGGGCTTTGGGATGCAGTTCAGGATGACAACTCTTTTACTTTCACAGCATCTGAATTACCAATGGCGAAAGAATTACAGAGAAAGATAGAAGAACGTCAATCTAAGTCTGCACAGACAGTTCCAACGCCAGCAGCCCCCGCTGCAAGCACTTCAGCAGCTGACGAATTAAAAAAATACAAAGAGTTGTTGGATATGGACGCGATTACTCAGGAAGAATATGACGCCAAGAAGAAACAGCTACTAAATTTATAAAAAGGCCCTTTTTCTGCGGTCTTTTCTTTCAAATAAAAAACCGAACATATATTCTCATTCCGAGGGGGATTTCATGGCTTTTTATTTATCAACACTCGAAGAAGATGTCAAAAAAATTTATATGCGGTTAAACATATTCCAACCCGAACAGATTAATGTAGAAAAAATTGCATCCGCTTTTAACATTTATCTTCACTACGAGGAAGCTGACAGCAGTATGTTTTGTATTGATGGCAATTACAGCATTGTTTTAGACAATAGACTCTCTCCGGAAAGGCAGTGGGAGGATTTTGCTCATGAACTTTGTCATGTTTTAAAGCATTATGGAAATCAATTCATCATGAATAAAATGTTCAGGCAGCTGCAAGAGTTTCAGGCAAATAGCTTTATGTATCATTTCTGTGTTCCAACTTTCATGCTTTTAAAAATGGCGTTTCCGCAATTAGAATCGGAAGCTATTAAACTAATTGGAGACACATTCAATGTGACATATCCATTTGCAGCAAAACGACTTGAGATGTATAAGAGAAAGCAATTTTCTCTTTTATTAAATAAAACAATCACAAAGCAAATCTGTATCTAAACAAGAAAGGATGGTTTCAAGTGGCTTATGTTGAGAAGAGAGGAAAAAATAAATGGCGTTTAAATGTGGTTATTGGATATACGCCAGAAGGAAAAGCTATCCCCAAAAGAAAAACAGTTGAAGCAAAAAATAAAACTGAGGCAAAACAAAAACTGTCAGAGTTTGAAGTTGAGGTCCTTGGAGGGAATTATTTTGAGCCTGCCAAAATAACTCTGGAAGAGTTTTATCACCACCACTGGTTGGACAAGTACGCTAATGACTCTGACTCACTTAGTCACGATACCCGTCGGGACTACATTCAAGTTATGGAAACTCGCGTGCTCCCCAAATATGGGCACATGAAATTAGCAGATATTAAAACCATTCATATTCTCGATTATCTCAGTGATTTAAAAAAACCGAACGGTGTACGACTAGACGGAAAGCCGGGTCCCCTTTCATCATCAAGGATCTCCAATTGTTTTAAAGCATTTAAAAATGTGCTCCAACGGGCTGTTGATTGGAAATTTATAAAAGAGAATCCGGCTGACGCAGTCGACCGACCTAAAGCCAAAAGTGAAAAAACTGACGTGTATTCTGAAGAAGAAATCGATTATATTTTCAATCGCTTAAATGACTATTCTTTTATTTGGCAAGTCCTGATCCCTCTTGCTTTTGTTACTGGTGCTCGAGAAGGTGAACTAGCAGCCTTAGAAGAAAAACACATTAATTTAGAAAAGCCATCTATTTACATTGAGCAAACTATTGTAGAAGTAAAAGGGGAAGGCGTTGTCGTTAACGACTCAACGAAAACCGAACGAACTCGGCATATTTCAATCCCGAAATTTATGGCAATTTTACTTAAGAAGTTGATTCACATTAGAAAACAAGAAAAGTTTCAGGCCGGTTCTCAATGGGAATGGGGAGATCATTTATTCCTTTTTGGAAATGAAGTAGGAAAACCCATCCGACCAGACTCAATTAGCCAGTGGTGGAGACGATTTACTCAAAAACAGAACATTAAACATATCCGGTTTCATTCTCTGCGGCACAGCTCCGCTACTCATTTAATTAATAAGGGTGTGCATGCAAAAGTTATTCAGGAAAGGTTAGGTCATACAAAAATGGATACCACTATGTCAATTTATGCTCATGTGATTGAAGAAGCTGACCAAAAATCGGCCGCACATTTTAACAGTTTTTTTGAGGATAAAACAGTGGGCGGAAATTCGAAAATTTAA